TCGCGCCACTGTGCGCCCGTTAAACCCACGCAGCGCCGATACCAAATTCATGGGCAATGAGCCCACTTGGCGTGTACAGCCCGTTTATGATCGAGTAAGTCGGCTGACTGCTGCTTTTAGCTGGTACAATTACTTTTATGGCAAAAAGGATGCCAGGGACATGGTAGTGAGCTATTTAGAAACTCACGGACGCAAGAACGATGTACGACTGCTTCGCGGTGTTCCAGATTCTGCACTGAGACTAACCACAGCCTGGCTATGCCGCATGAGCCTGGTGGGTCTGGACTTGACTGAATCGGAACAGATTCGTTTAGACAACATGTTGGCAGAAACACTGGCTACCACTCAACAAGCAGAAGCAGAAAAAACAGACACAGCCCCGGCTCGCCAAACTATTCAGGATCGACTGCGAGAAAAACTTAGCGAATGTGCCGGTGAGCTAGAAGGCTTGTTTGACGACTTTGTGGTGTCTGGTGCCAAAATGAGTGCAGACATCAAGCCCATCACTATTATCCGTGGCAAAAATGTAGCACCACAAATGGTGAACGAAATTGCTGTGGACTGGAAACGCAAACTTGTAGAATTTGAAACTGTGATTGGCGGCAAGGATGCTCAACTGGCAGAAGGCTACAGCAACTTCACCAAGATTCAAATGCGCGGCATTGTGAAGTTTTGCGAAGCAGTGATCAATGACTGCGGTGCATACGTGCAGATCAAGAAGGTTGACCGCAAGCCACGCAAGGCCAAGGCCATCAGCCCAGAAAAACGTGCAGCCAAGTTCAAGTTCCAGGCAGAAATTGTGGATCTCAAAATCAAAGGGCTTGCTCCTGCAAACCTGGTGGACAAGAGTGAAGCCTGGTTGTATGACAGCAAAAAGCGCAAACTGATCCATGTGGTGGCAGACTCGCATGTGGGCACGTTCACTGTCAAGAGCAACAGCATCATTGGTTTTAGCACAGCAGAAAGTGTACAGAAAACTGTGCGCAAACCCACTGACATTGTGCGGGCCATGCAGGCAGCAGGCAAGCCGGCTGCTAGAAAAATCTACAAAGATCTAACCACCACAGAGACACAGTTTAACGGACGCGGAACTGAAAACCTGGTGATACTGAAGGCCTGGTAAATATGGGATGAATAATCCTCACAGACCTGTGTTTAACAAAATAGAGGTCTACATCACCAATGTTTGCAATCTAACTTGTGAACAATGCAATCGATTCAACAATCTTGATTTCAAAGGCTGGCAACGCTGGAGTGATCATGCTGCTGAGTACCAACAATGGGGCAAGCTGATTGATCTAAAAGCAATCACAATACTGGGTGGCGAGCCCTTGTTGAATCCGGACATTGTGCCCTGGATTCACGGACTCAATGATGCGTTTGGAATTGCTGTGCAAATTTTGACCAATGGCACCCGCCTGAATCAAGTCAAAGGCCTATATGATGCCATTGCCCATGCCCGCCCCAGAAATGGCATAAGGAACAGTATTGCCATAAGCCTGCACAATCTAGATGATCTAGAGATGCTGCAACAAAACATTCATGAGTTCATGAGCGGTACAGTTCTACAAAATATGCATCGACCTGAATTATGGGGTGCAGATTATCAGTACTCTGATCACAATGGAGTGTTTATAAATGTATACTATCAAAACAAGTTTGACACATCAACGGTACAAACATCCGCATCAGGACGTTACACCTTGTTTGATAACGATCCGGTGTTGGCACATGATAGCTGTACGTTTGTAAAGTTTAAATCCTATCATTTTATACGAGGGAAATTGTACAAGTGCGGTCCCGCCGCTCTGCTACCTGAGTTTGATCAACAACATCCCCTGGACATAAGTGATCAGGATCGACTACTGCTGAATTCTTACCGGCCTTTGTCAGTGGACAATTTTAGTGAATATCATGAAGAATTCCTAGCAAATCTAGACAACCCAATTGCACAGTGCAAGTTCTGTCCGGTAATTAAGAAAACTTTTGCAATCTCTCCTGTACGCAAAGGCACAATCAAATAAATACTCCATTGGAGTTCCTTATGTCAGAAAATACCCTGCCCGAGCTAAAACAAAATCTAATAGATTATTGCAAACTAATGCTGGGCGATCAGATCATTGATCTTGAGCTGGACCCGGCTCACTACGAAGCAGCATATCAACGCACCATTGGCGTGTATCGTCAACGAGCCAACTATGCCTATGAAGAAGCGTACATTTTCATGGAACTGATTCGGGACATGAACATCTACACCTTGCCGCAAGAAGTGGTGAGTGTGCGTCAGATATTTCGTCGAACATTTGGTGATTCCAGCGGACCGTTTGCATCAAACTTTGATCCGTTTTCGCAGGCCAGTATGAATGTGTACTTGATGAACTTCAATGTCAGTGGCGGCCTGGCCACCTATGACTTTTACACACAGTATGTGGAATTGGCCGCACGTATGTTTGGCGGCTACATGAACTACACCTGGAACCCAGTGACCAAAAAACTGCAACTGGTTAGAGATCCCAAAGGCTCTGGTGAGAATGTGCTGATATGGGTATACCAACTCAAGCCTGAAGTGAACCTGCTGCAAGACTATCAAATCCAACAATGGATCAAAGACTACATGACTGCTGTTTGCAAAATGATCATTGGTGAAGCTCGTGAAAAATTCTCAACAATTGCAGGCCCACAAGGCGGTGGCAGCCTAAACGGCGCAGCAATGAAATCTGAAGCGCAACTGCAAATGGATGCCAAGATACTGGAATTGACCAACTACGTAGATGGTTCACAGCCAATAACCTGGGTTATTGGCTAACTGATCTCTTGCTGCATACTGTGCTCTGTGTTATACTGAGCACATGGCAGATTTAATGATCGACATTGAAGGACTTGGCACCGGTCCCGACACAACTATTTTGACTATTGCAGCCCAGAGTTTTGATCCTCTTGGCTCTGGCTATCACGAACGGCATTACTATGCCAGAATTGACCTGGAAAGTCAAGAGTCTCGTAGCATCCAGCAAGATACCATAGACTGGTGGGCCACCCAACCAGCAGCAGCCCGGGACGAAGCATTCAACGAACAAGATCGTATCCCTCTGGACCAGGCCTTGGATGAACTGGCCAAATTTATCTGGCAAAGCCGATTGATCTGGGCCAATGGTCCCACCTATGACATGAACATAATTGAACATGCCTACAAGAGCTACAACAAGCCCATTCCGTGGCAGTTTTACGTGGTTCGCGACAGTCGCACCATATATAGTTTGTGGCCTGAGCTGCCCCGCCCTGCTACTAGTCATCATGCACTAGAGGATTGTCGCCGCCAAATCGACATGCTGCAAGCCACACTAAAACATCTGGACGTAAAGGAACTAAAATGATCATAGGAGTTGTGGGATTTATTTCAAGTGGCAAAGACACCATTGCAGATTATCTTGTTAACATACATCAATTCCGTAGAGAAAGTTTTGCCAACACACTCAAGGACGCTGTGAGCCATGTGTTTGGATGGAACCGAGAACTGCTGGAAGGCCGTACCAAACAAGCCCGTGAATGGCGCGAACAAGTGGATCCTTGGTGGGCAGAACGTTTGAAAATGCCCAGGCTAACTCCACGCTGGGTGCTGCAATACTGGGGCACAGAAGTTTGTAGACAAGGCTTTCACGATGATATCTGGATTGCCAGCTTGGAAAACAAACTGCGTAATTCAACAGACGACATTGTGATCAGTGACTGCAGATTCCCCAACGAAATCAAGTCAATCAAGGCAGCAGGCGGCATTGTGGTGCGAGTCACACGTGGCCCCGAACCTGTGTGGTATGATGCAGCAGTCAGCGTAAATCACGGACCCGACGGCAACTCTAACTGGAGCATCAGCAAAGGCAAGCTGGAACGCAGTAAAATTCATGCCAGCGAATATGCCTGGGCAGGCACCAAGTTTGATGCTGTGCTGGACAACAATTCCACACTAGATCACCTGTATGAGCAGGTCACACGTCTGGTTCAAGATCACCTGGACGCCAAATAGAATCTGTTCTCTTAAGATCAGCAGCA